ATTGGAATCCCATAATTTTTGTATTGTTAGTCTTGTTTATAACGGCTTCGACCTACGTCTAGTATACCATTTTCTGCCAAGATAAAGGACTCATACTGTGATTAAGTGTGAGTCCTTTTGCTCGTCTGTTCCGAGCGGTCAAGATGGATCACCTCCTCTCAGCGTGGATTGCAGTATCGGCACTCGTAGACGAATGCTTTGTGGTACGGACACGTCCCGTCTTGGACTTCCGTTGCCGGTTGTTGCGCCCCCGTGGGTTGCAGGTCGAGCGAATACTGTTCCGCCTGTCTGAACCTTTCGTCAAGCGGTAGGTTTGGTTGGTCATCCATGTTCTCCTCCTGTGCTGTTGGGTCCAAACTCATTATACACCCTACCTCTCTTTCCAGTTGTAGACTGTTACCAGATACTTCTGCCCTCCCCATATCCTTTCTCTGTCTCGCACTGCGAATATGAAGATGTAGTCTTTGTGGTATTTGTATATCAGCTTCTTAAAGCGTTTCTTTGGTTTATGTCCTGCGTCTTTGTCGAACGTATCTGGTGGCTCTGTTCCGCTGTGCCATGCGTCGAGGACGGTTTCCATCAAGTCTATCTTGTCTGGGTAGTTGAGTCGCCTCTGCATTCGTTGCTTGGCGTGGTAGGTGATGATGAACTCTGGCGCTAGTTCGTTCTCCATCGTTACTCCGAAGCACCTCTTGCCTGCCCAGCGTGCGATTCTTTTCTTAAGCCAATTCACATTTGAATGAAGATACGCATACCCCATCGCCAGATTGGAGTTGGTATCCACTTCGGTTTCGGTCGTAGGTACTGCTCGAATACCTTGAGGTCTTTTGCTATCTGTTCTCTCATCTGGTCTGCCTCTTTTCTTACTTCTCTTCGAGCGGCCTGTTTCTGCTTTCGCATCATCCGTTTGGTGTTTGTACTCATAATACTTTTGCTTTTAGATTCTCTTTTTCGTGTAGCTTTTCCCATCGGGCGACGATTGTCTTGGCGTAGTCTAAGTCCATCTCTACTCCGTAGCAGTATCGGCCAAGGTGATCGCATGCTATCAGCGTTGAGCCCGAACCCATGAATGGTTCGTAGACTATTTCCTTTGTGCTGGAGCTGTTTTCTATCAGCTTTCGCAGTAGTCCTACTGGTTTCATCGTTGGATGTAGTTTGCTCTTGGCTGGTTTTGGATGAAAGATTACCGACTTCCCTTTGCTCCGTAGGAACTTGTGTCGCTTGAGCCAGCCGTATGCGATGAGCTCGTGCTGTGGTAGGTAGTCTTTGCGTCCGATGACCACTGTGTTCTTCACCCAGATGATCATTTGACTGTACTTGTATCCTGCTTTGAGGATTCCCTCTCGTAGTGCTGAGTACATTAGGTCGCTGTTAAAGATGTAGTAGCTGTTGTAGCTTTCCATGTGTGGTGCTACTGCCTTGAGCCATGCGTATGTGAAGTCTACGTACTGATCGTCGCTTTGGAACTGGTCGTTGGCGATGTCTACTGAGTCTTTCTTTCCTATCGCTACGAGGTCTTTTTTGCTGGCCACGTAGTCCACTCCGTATGGTGGGTCGGTGCATATGATGCGTGCTTTCTTTCCGTCCATCAGACGTGCGACGAGGTCTCGGTCGGTCGAGTCTCCGATTGCTAGTCTGTGGTTTCCTAGTTGGATAATGTCTCCTGTTTTCATAATGTTTTTATATAGACTTGGTTGGTTAGCTCCACGTCTCCGAGTGCTCGGTGTCTATTAGATTCGTCTATTTTTATCTCCATCTCTTCGCACACTGTAGTGAGGTTGCTCTTCACTCCCTTTGCTCTGATGTCTTTTACTCTGTTGGCGTAGTGTCGGAACTTCTCTCCTGGTTCCATTCCTATCTTCAGCTTTCGTCCTTTGATGAGGATGCAGGTATCGATTGCTGTCATCAGTAGGTGTGCTCTGAGCTCTGCTTCTTTGTCTGCTGTGTAGTGCAGATGCTTCTTCACTGCTCCGAGGATGAATGGTATGTCGAATGCAATGCCGTTGTGTGTGACGTTTGTCTCCGCTACCATTATTTCTTTAATGAATGCCTCGAGGCACTCTGCTGGATTCTCTCCGTCTTTATCGAGGAGCTCTTTCGTGATCGTGGTTAGCTCGGTGATTTTTTCTGGTATTTCGATGTCGTGGTTTAGTAGCCATGCCTTTCTCTCTACCTTGTCCCCATCTACTATCATCATCCCTATCTCGATGATTGCGTCGTGCTCTGGACGGAATCCTGTGGTCTCTAAGTCCCATACTATATATTTATCATTTTTCATTATCCTTTTTTATGTAGTCGTGCTCTAGGTTGTAGATTGAATAGAGCACCTCTTTCACTACGCTTTGTGAAAGTTTTGAAGAATGAGCGAGCAATATTACCAATGCTTTTTCATTCAGATTAGAGTTGTCTAATAATTCTTGTACTGATTTACTGAGCTGGGTTATTGTCTCAGCTATCTGCTCTACTGTTTTTTGTGCATCTTCATTCATGATATTTTCTTAGCTTTCTGACCACTGAGTTCTTCCCATCTCTCAATGATTCCTGTGGCGAATAGCGGGTCCAGTTCCATCAGTCTGGCCTTTCTCCCTATCTGTTCGCACGCTATTAATGTTGACCCGCTTCCTCCGAATAGGTCTAGGACGATGTGCCCGGGAGCAGTGCATCGTTTCAGCGGTCGCTCGTGCAGCGATGCTGGCTTCTGCGTTGGATGCGTGTACTTGCTGGTGTCGTCTTTCTTTTCAATCCATAGCGTCAGGTACTCCTGCAGTTGGTCGTGGAGCTGATTGCCTGACTCTACGTCTTTGTTTAGTATCTCTGTTAGCTTGGTCATCTCTTTATTGAGGTACGGCTCTTTTCCTCGTATCGCATAGACGCATGGTTCGTAGCACTTGTTGAATGCTATCTGTGGTTTTGGGAATGCGTTGTTCTTGATCCACAGACACACTCGTTTGTTTACGAGCTTGTGCTCTGCCATAAGCGATTGCATGAGCCAGATATATACCTCGTCGCACCAGTAGAAGACGTGAGCGTTTTCTTTCGTGTGCCGTAGTGCGTTGTCCATTGAGATGTCTACGAACTCTGCGTAGTTCTGTGTCTCTTTGCTGTCGGTATTGAAGTGTACTTTGTCTCCGTACTTCCCTTTGGTATCGACTCCTTTGTTGTAGTCGAGTCCGATGTTATATGGTGGATCGCAGTAGACCATGTCTGCTTTTTCTTTTCCCATCAGTGTTGCGACGTGGTCGTCGTTCAGCGAATCTCCACACATTAGTTTATGTGCTCCTAGTTGCCATACGTCCCCTGTCTTTGTCTTCGCTACTTCTATCTTCTTTGCTCCTCCCTCGCCTGCAGGTACGTCGTCGATGATGTCGACGTCGTCCCATAGACTTGATAGTTCTGCGTCACCGAATCCGACGTCGAGTAGCATGTCCATGTCTAAGTCTCCTAGCTTTTCGATGTCCCAGCTACCTGTGTTCTTGTTGAGGCGTAGGTTTAAACGCTTCTCTTCTTCTAGACTTAGTTCCCTGCTTGGTACTTTCACTTCTACCTCCTCGATGCCAAGGTCTGCATAGATGGTTGTTCGTTGGTGTCCTCCGATGAGGATGTCTTTGCGTGTGCCGATGTTTACTATGAGGTCTTGAGCTATCCCGAACTCTGCGATGCTCGCTTCTAGGTCTGCTCGCTCCTTTGATGACAGTGAACGTGGATTGTAGTCGGCAGGAATGAGGTCTGCTACTTTGCGTGTCTCATTCTTCCACTGGAATTTAGCTTTCTTGCTCATTGCCTTTTGTTTTACTTTCCTCTTTTAATATCATCTCGTCTATGATGTTCATCATGTGTTGCTTGGTCTCGATCTGTTCGTTGAGCTCTTTTTTACGGTCTCCTGCTGTTTTTTGCTGGCGGATGCCAGCGTCTACGAACTCTTGCGGGATGATGTTTTCAGTGTCTGCCATTCCCTCGTATGTTGCCCTATTTAGTTTTGCTTTCAGTAGTGATTCCAAAGTCTCGTTGGATATCAGATACAAGGTTTGCAGTGATGTCAGTCTCTCCATATGTTTTATTTAGCTTTTCTAGTAATCGAATGTTTGCTTGGTATGCGAGGACGTCCTTTACCTCCTTGCTCATGATGTACGTTCGTAGTTCTGCGTCGTCTTTCACGTTTGATGCTCCCCCTACTTCCTCTCGGAGTTTCTTGTTACTCATCTTTGAGTAGCGGTGGAGGTTGAACAGTGAAGCGGCTATCAGTCCTGCTTGCTTTTTCTTCTGCTCTTCGAATCCTGTTTCTAATTTCATTGTGCTATTGGTTAGGTTTGTAAGCGTTTGTCGTCGCCTGTTAGCTCGATGACGTCACACATCTCTACGATGCGCGAGGCGATTCTGTCACCGAGTACTTTGCCGACGTCTTCTATCGATAGGTTCGATGTGAAGATGACGGGCTTCATTTCATTATAGCGTTTGTTGATGAGCATGTAGAGTTGGTCTAGTACCCATCCTGTTGCGTTCTCTGTACCGATGTCGTCGAGTATCAGCAGTTGTTTTGAGTCCTTGAGTCTTTCTATCGATCGCTTCTTACTGTAGTTGTCACGGTCGAAGTCGTTCTTTTCGTTTTGTAGTAGCTCTGGTGTGTTCCAGAATATTGCTGTGCGATATGGATTCTCTTCGTCCCATTGTTTTTTGAGTGCGTAGGCGATGTGCGTCTTGCCTGTGCCTACGCTCCCGTGGATGAAGATGCCTCGCTTCGTCTCCCGTATCTTCTCGAACTGTTTGGTGATGGCCTTTGGTACGTCCTTGTACTCTGCCTTTTCGTATCGAGCTGGAATCATACCCTTGTTCCTACCTTAGAATATTTGCCTGGCTTGCTCTCCACCTTGTTGGTCGAGGTCTTTTTTCTGTCTGTTATTTCGAACAGCCCTGTCCATCCGTTTGCTATTGACTTCTCGATGATATCGACGTGGTTGTCTTTATTCTTTTCGAGCATGGCCAGCTGACGTTTGGTTGTGGTTGGCGTGAGTTTCTTTCGGATCTCTTTCCTGTGTTGCTCCCATGCTCTCCATGCATCTTTGTTTAACCATTCTGGCAGGTCTTCTTTTTTTGTCTCTGACTTTTTTTCTCGATGTTTTTTCACTCGCTCTGCTCCTGTGAGGTTTGTCTCTTGTCTCTTCTCCCAGTTAATGATGTGGATGTCGCCTTTCTCTTCTAGCTTTATCATCTCGAGACTCTCGAACTTCTTTAGTACGGCGAGTGCTCGTTCCCATTCTTCTGGTTTATATGGATCTTGTTTCACTCCTGAGCGTTCTATCAGTACCTCGACTGTGAGGAATCTGATGCGTCCCTCTGTGAGACTGGCCATGCAGAGTAGTGTCATCCAGCACGACCTTTCTGTTGGTGTTAATCGTTCTATCTTCGGGTCGGATAGATATTCCTGTCCGTAGAATTTGAACCACTTTGGTGCTAACATTTTGCGGTTTTATTTAAGTCTTGTAATGGCTTCGACCTGTCTTCATTGTATCACGCTGGTGGTCTCTCTTTTGCTTGTTCTGTGGCTAGTAGTAGCTCTCCCAGTCTGCTTCGTTTGGATCTGGTATGTAGAGTCCTAGCCCACTGTCTAGGTTGAGTCCGTCGTTGCCTGTTGGTAGTGATGCCCATCGATTGACGCGGGTCCAGTATTCTCGGTATTGTTTATCGTCCAGTTCCGTGGTCGATCGTGTTCGAGTGTAGCGCACCTTTTTTCCATCGATGGTAGTGCTCTCTTCTACAGTCAGGAACATCTTGCATAGAAATTCATGTGCTTGTTCTGGTTCTATGTCCATCGCCTCGGCTATCAGCATCTTTGGTACTGCGTGATAGTATTTCTCTTCTTGCCGTGAGCGTGACTTTCTGAATGGTTTTAGTGTGATGCCCATGTTCTCTTTGCCTGCGTAAAGTGATGCAAACTCGTCGAACTTGTTGCGGTCTTTTATGAGTATCTGACCTGTGCTACTTATTGTGGCTGGCCATGTTGGGTAGATGTGTTTAGTCGCCATATTCTACATTGAGTCTATCTCTTAGTTGCTTGTAATCTATCGACTTACTGATTGCTTCGAGCTCTGCGTCGGTCGCTCGGTTGAGTGCAATGTGTAGGTTGCGTTGCTTGTCTAGTATTCCGCCGTCTTGGTATGTCCCTACTCCGTGGTGTCGTTCGCACATCGGTATGATTGCCCACTTCTCGTTGAGTTGTCTGCCTGCGAAGATGACTGCATGCTCCCATGTAATTCTACCTCCACACCCGCCGTCTGCTAGTCGTGAGCAAGTTTTGTAGTACGGGTCTGCGTTCATCTCCTCTCGCATTTTGATTGGTATTTTTCTCATGCTTGTGTGTTTATCTTTTCTGCGAACTCTCGCAGGTCTTGGTCGTGTATCATCGACAGTGTTGGTGCCAGTGTCATTCGATACTCGAAGTATTTTGCCCCTGTCTTTCCTACTGTCTCTCGTCTCTCGATGAGTCCTGGGTTGTCAAAGTATATCTGCACTCCGTTGGCCGGGCATTTGTAGCTCATGAAGAACCACTCGTCTAGTTCTTTAAGGTATAGCTCTCCGACGAACTTCCATGCTGGAACGTATGCATCTGGATCTTGTTTGTGTGCCTGCCAGAGTACGTAGAAGACGGCTTTCTTCTGTGTGAGTTTCTTGCTCATGGTGTACTTGTATATCCTACTAATATGCTTGGTGGTGTTGGTATCGTCTGTTCTATTGGTCGCCAGAGGTGCAGACAGTGCTCGTGGTTGTTCACGTACTCGCTCTCTGGTGGATGGTACTGGATGACGCAGTCTGTCTTCTCCCAGAACAAGTCTTTGATAAAGCACATCTGCTTCCAGTTCGGAGTGCGTGTAGGTAGTGATACCGAGACATGCTCCCATCCCTCTCCGTCACTTGCTATCACTTTTAGTTCGTAGCTCTCGTGTGGAATGATGAAGTATCCATTGTTGCCGTAGGTGTCGTCTGAGCCCATGTGACCAGTCTTCACTCTGTATTGCTCTGGTGCTTTCATCATAATGTCTTTACGTAGTCTGTTAGTCGTAGTGCCTGCAGGTCTCTCATGAAGTTTGCGATTCTTTCGATGTCATCAAATGGTACGTCTTGTCCCTCATCCTGCACGTATCCATCATCGTTCAGCCAAGTGACATACATTTTTTGGTCTATGTATTTTATGTGTGCGAATCCATCACTTAGTGAGATTGAGAATGATGCTTCGTACTGTCTCATCACGTCACTGATTGTTTCTTTTTTTTCGAATATTTTTGCTGGTTCTTTTCTCATGATGTTTTTATCCTATCGATTGTTACTCTCACTCTTTCGACCGTTGCGTCCCCTAATTGCTCTGCCATGATGTCGGCTGACATCCGCATTTCGTGTGTTGATACTACCCTGCCTGATGCGTGTATGACTGCCCACCATATATCGTTTTTGATGGTATCCATGTTAGAAGTTACTCGGCAGTACCAGCTCTTCCCATTCCATCCATCGCTTTCGGAATGCTAGGAGTTCTGTCTCTGCCTTTTTGATTGCTAATGCTAGTTCGTCCTGCTCTCGCAGTACCTCTACCGTGTAGAGTTTTGCTCCTTCGTCGATGAATCGCTCGTCGTAGGTTACGAAGTATAGTTTTTCTAGGTCTGGATTTACTAGGAAGTAGTGGACTACCTGCCACTTGTATTCGCTCGGGATGCCGAGGAATGGTGTTCCTGCTTTGAATCCACGCGCTCCCATCAGTCCAGTCTCTTTTGGGTCTACTATGTTGTGAATCTTTGAGAGGATGAGCTTCTTTGAGTCCGGGCATTTGATTTCTACCGCCTCTGTGTACTTGCCGTTCTCGTCTTTGATGAGTCCGTCTGGTGATAGTGCCACCCAGTCGAGTGTTTTGTGTCGACACATTCCTATGCGATCGACTGTCATCTTTGTCTCTGCTTCGAACTTCTTTACCGCGAAGTCTTCTTCTGCGCTTCCTCGCTCCATCTCAGCTGATTGTCTGAACTCTTTTGTGAGCTCAGTTCCTTTTTCTGCAATCAGTTCTGCAATCAGAGTTGTCTGTGCCTCTCTCGTTCCCATCACTGCTTTGAGCTTTGTTCCTGTGATTGTGCATCGTCGAGCTTCGTGCCACTCCTGCGTGCCTTGCTCCATGTTTAATACTTCCATACTATTTTTTCTTTGGAGTTAGTTTGTTTTTAAGTGCGTCTTTTTTCTTCACCATCTCTGCGTCGTTGCGTACCGATGCTGGTAGCTTGATCCATACCGCCTTGAGTTCGTCTAGCGTTTTGACTGCGTTGAGTGTCTTCGCGTGTTTGTCTGCGTCGACGTCGTGCTTTGGTACGAAGTCTCGGATGCGGATGGCGTCCTGCGTTGTTCCGAATGCTTTTACTGATGTGGCGTAGACTTGGATTGCCTTGCTTGTCCAGTCCTCTGGGTGTGAGCCGTAGAGGTGTGTGAGCATGTTTCCGTTGGTGATGTTGAGGATCATCTTTGGTGCCTCCTCTTTGAAGTACAGTACTCGTGCTGTCTTCTTACCGTCTTGTGTTGTTACCTCTTCTTCTCCCTCGAACTTTGCTATCGTCAGTAGCATCTCTTCGCCTTTCTCTAGGTTGTGGCTTCCGAGGTACTCTTTGTCGACGTAGTTTTTCCAGTGTCTGTTTTGTCCCTTTACTTTTTTAGTGAGGATTGTTGCCTCGTTTTTTGTAGTCATGTAGTTGTGTTGGCTACTTAGTTTTTAATAATTCGATTCCTAGTCCGTAGACTTTATAGAATTTGTTAATGCTTCGACCTTTGATTTTGTATCGTGTGCCGAGCTTTTCGCCTGTTGTTTCTACTTCTAGAGCTTTCTCTAGTTCTTGGTCACGCTTGATGATTTCTATGTAGAGTCTTCGGGACGTCGTCCACCAGAATGCATTGGCTTCTATCAGGTCGTTTACCGTGTAGTCTTTTTTTGTGTCGATATGGCTTCGGTTCACTCCTTGATTATACCGTCTTGTACTTTTTGTGTCTACTTCCATAACTGGGTATCTGTTAGTCCATTATCTTGCTAATCACTTTCTTCTTTCGCACTACTGCCTCTCTGACGTTCTCATCTACTGTGCCGAATACTTCGTAGTAGGTGACGAATGCGGTCTTCTCCTGGCCGATTCTGTAGATGCGGTCTTCTGCCTGCGTGTTGATTGCTGGCACCCAGTCCTCGTCTATGATCCATACCTGATTGGCGTTCTGCAGGTTGAGTCCTGTACCTCCTGCCACGATGTTTGATGTAAATACTTGTGCCTGCTTCTGTTGGAACTTCTCGACGCCACCATCTTCTTTTAGTGTTGAGTGACTGATGATGTGTGCCTCGCCTGCTTTCTTTTGCTTGCGAGCTTTTTCCTTAAGTGCTTCGTTTAGTGTGTCGATGGTTTTTACGAAGCGGCCGAAGATGACCACTTGATCGTCTGGTGCGAGGTTGTCTAGGTCTTCTATTACTGCCTGTGCTTTTACTCTCGAGGTGATTTGCTGGAGCTTCATTGGTTCTACCAGTTGCTGTGCTCCGATGATGTTCTTGATGTCGTCGCCTTTGTAGTCTGGATGTGCCTCGATTAGTGCGACGTAGTTATCCCACTCTTGTTCGTATTCTTTGTGCTCTGTTGGTGATAGTTCTATCACTTTTCGGTTGATTACTTTCTCTGGTAGGTCGAGCACTTCTGCTTTGCGTACGATGTCGATGTCGCCAGCTATCTTTTCTTTTAGTTCGTCGAGTCGTGTTGCTCCTCCCTCCCACCAGAAGCGTAGGTATCCCATTTGCTTGAGGTGTCCTCCGCAGTAGATTTTAGAGAATGAACTGCGTGCCATTTCTTTTGTTATTGGTGCGTCTACTGCTACCAGTTGATTCCACAGTTCTATTGGCTTGTTCATCACTGGCGTTCCTGTCGTTAGGATCTTGTGTGGGATTGATTGTGCCAGTAGTAGGAATGCTCCTGCTCGCTTCGTGCCTGTTATCGTGCCGTCTTTTCTGATTGTGCACTTGCCTTTGATGTAGTGGCTCTCGTCTCCGAATAGATGGTCGAAGTTTTGTGCGATGAGCTTTTCGTATATCTTCATCACGATGTCATAGCTGGCTACTACCCAGTCTGCTTCGCTATCGATGTCATCTTTGGCCGTTTCCACAATCTGGACGTTCGTCTCACCTACCTTTTTTAGTTCTGCCAGCCATGACTTCTTGAGCTTAGCTGGACATACCACCAGCGAGCGGTCTCCCATTCCGATGTATGCTCCTGTGATGGTTTTACCTAGTCCCATCTCGTGTGCGAGGATTTGACTCTTCTCTTTGAACTTTGTAACTGCGTTCTGTTGGTGGTCGAATAGTTTTATTTCACTCATGCTCTTGCTTCCTCTGTTTGGTTTGTCATAGGTTTTATTTAGTGGGTGGGGTTAGGGCTTTTAGTTTTTCTTGCGCAAGTTTTATTATGTTTAGTACCATATCCTGATATAGAATATACCCCTTATCCATCTCAGTTTGATTTGTCATTTCAATAGTAAGGGTAGAGTGCATTTCGTCTTCAAGGGAAATTACCCATTCGAGTGCCTCCCTAGCCCCAGCGTCACGTT